GGAGACAAACGCGATTACGGACAAGCTCAGGGCCAACTAGCCGACCTTAGAATAAAGATTAACGAAGCAATAGAATTAGGAGCGCCGGGTTTCAAAAAGTACTCGGACAGATATGCCGCTTTAAGCACGCCAATCAGACAGCTTGAAGCATTGCAGCAAATTCGATCAAAAACGACTACTGGACAGCCTGATGCTGGAGGATTTGACAACATCAATGCCACGCAGTTGCGCAAAATAATTAGGGACAATACGATCAAAGTTGACGGCAAACAAATACCTTTAAAGGACACTTTGTCCAGGTCACAGATGGCGCGGCTAAATAGAATTATGGATGATCTTGAAAGGGGACGAGCAGCAACAGCCCCTGGAATTAAAGCCCCTGGTTCGGATACTTTCAAAAACCTTACAACGGCCAATATAATTGGCCGAGCTTTAGGAAACAATCCTGTCGTAGACACAGTTGGTAGAACTGTTCTGCGGCCTTTAGATTGGCTTTACGGAGTGCCAGAAGCAAAGATGAACGATTTGCTTGTGGCGTCTATGCTTGATGCAAAGCTGGCTGCAATTCTTATAAGGAAAGCATCGCCAGAAAATAGCAAAAATTTTGCAGAACGATCTCGCGAGCTTTTTCCAGAATTGTTTGCCTCTCAGCAAACAGGCGTTGGTGCAACTGTCGGAACGCAGATGAACGATGCCAGCCCGCAAAACTAAACCAAGCAAGGGTAAAACTTACCCCGGCAGGTCAACGCAGAAGCGCCGCGCAGGCAACACATACAAAAAGCGCGCCCCCCGGCGGGCTTAGTTGTTAGGGGGTGTGATGGAACTAGACGCGAGAATGATCCTGACGCTGGGCGGGATGCTTGTATCCGTAGTTTCAGCAGCGGCGATTGTCCGCCAAAAACTGTCTGCCGTGATCGAGCAACTCGCAGACACCGAGCAGAGGTTACGAAAAATAGATCAGCGCATTGATCTCTTGGACAATGGCGAGGCGGTGGTCCGGCAGCGGCTCGACATAATTGCCAAACTCAATGCGCCGGACGTTTTGGAATTTCGGCACAGAGAGACGCAAAGGCTATTGAGTGACACCGCCAATGCTTTGGAGCGCGTGAAGCATCTAGAGGTCATGCATAATACTGTGCATCCGCCCGTAGCATCTGAGAGGAAAGCAAAATGATCGGCTTAATTGGCGCGGTGCTGCCCGCCGTCACAGATATCATCGGTCGCTTTCTACCTGAAGACCCTGAAAAAAGAGCTGAGGCAGAACGTGAGATCAAGGCGCAGCTCACCACGCACCTAGCGCAAGTCGATCTGGCTCAGATCAGCGTGAATAAACAGGACGCCAAAGGCAACTGGTTTCAGTCGTCCTGGCGACCGTTGACGGGCCATATCTGTGCGGCGTCCTTGGGGTGGACGTTTCTGGCCCAGCCCATTGCGTCGTTCGTTCTCGCGCAAATGGGCCTGCTTGTTGATCTGCCCGCGTTGGACATGAGCCAGATGATGCCAATCCTCTTGGGCATGTTGGGGCTAGGCGGGCTTCGTAGCTATGAGCGCACCAAGGGCGTCGGTAAGTGAACCGGCTTTACCCAATCGACGAGGTAACTAAAAGCCTGCGGCAAGAAGAAGGCTGGTCTCAAACTGTGTATCAGTGCAGCGAGGGCCACTGGACGCTGGGTTATGGTCGCAATGTAGACCCGCACACCGGCATCGGCATCTCGCGCGAGGAAGGCCAGCTTATGCTGGCGAACGATGTGCGGCGCACGATTGAGGAACTTGAGAACGCCTTTCCGATGTTTGGCGATCTAGACCAGCCTCGCACCGCAGTGCTGATCGAGCTGTGCTTCCAACTGGGCCTGCCGACTTTGCGCAAGTTTACGAACATGCTCGCTGGGTTGTGGGCGGGCGACAACGACCGCGCTGCCGACGAGCTGCTGGACTCTCGATACGCTCGCCAGGTTCCAGCGCGCGCGCGCCGATACGCCGAGCGCCTGCGATCCTAGCAGCTACGCGGATTGGAGCTGCTGGGGAACACCTAGCTGCTGGAGTTCTTGGCATTCTCGGGTGGACAGCATCAATTACAAATGCCGATGGCTTCGACATCATTGCCGTGCAAAACGAACGCGCGCTTCGGGTGCAGGTAAAAACAACTTTAAGGACAAGCAGCAAATATTCGTACCAGTGGAGTGTTTCTTGTTGTTCCCCAAAACGATCACTGACAATCCAAGATTGTGACATCGTTGCTTGCGTGGCAATCGACACCCGTCGCTGCTTTTTTGTGCCTGTCTCGCAGCTAGCCACACAACACACTTTGCGGTTGTCAAAAAACAAAATGCTGCACCCGGATTTGGAGTCAGAAAGTTGGGCTGCTTGCAGCGACCTCCTAGTTTAAACGGAAATCCCCGCAGCAAAACGCGGGGATGGCATATGACATAATTTATTTGCTTTGCATTTTGTTAAATAGTATGACGGCTAGGCAATTGTAAAAGCGCACAAAAAACACATAAGCCGTTGTTTGAATTAAGTCTTATTTTATTGAAAGGGCCAGTTGTGGTCCAGGAGGTCGGGGGTTCAAGACCCCTCAGCCACCCCAATTATTTCAATGACTTACATTGATAATTGAACGTCGTCTAATGTGTTTTTGCAAAATCCCCGCAGAAAAACGCGGGGATTGCATTTTCCTAGTTCGGTCAGAATCGACTAGGAGGTCGCTTTTAAGTTGTAATGTAACTTTTTGTTACATAAAGTCATTACAACAATGGAGCAAAAAATGACAATTAGGCAGGAAAAACGAGGCAGAAAATCTTGGATCGCCAACGCCAGGAAATACGGCGGCGGTGAAAAAAGTTTTCTGACCCAGCAGGAGGCTGTTGCTTACCTCGAAATTTTTCAATCGCGATCACTCGATTACAGCGACCCAGAGAACACCCCGTTCTTCGGAGAGCTGTATCGCGTGAAAGCGGGCAAGCGTTTACGCTACGAAGCCGAAGCTGAGACTGCTGTCGAAAAGTACATTGAGCGGCAAGAAAGACAGGTGCTGCTGCAGCAGCAGGGGGATAGCTATAAACGACAAAAAGAATATGTCCTGCACAAGATTGGAAAGTTTGCCTACAATGGAAAAACTGTCGCGCAAACCCGAATGGGATATTTCACCAGCCCAGACCTAGAGCGCCAAATTCTAGATGTTTTGTTTCTTAGCGATCAGAGCTACAAAACCTCGAAGGAACATTGGTTTGTGATTACCGCATTTTTTGGCGCTGCAAAATCGTTTGGATGGTTGACCTACAACCCAGCGGACATAAAAATCCCACAGCGACGGCCAGATCAAAAAGCGCCACCAAAGCCAAAAATCAAACCTGACGAAATAAACGAAGTCATCGCGGCGACAGCTCCACCCTATCAGCTGGTCATGACCGTTGCCGCCTACACAGGGCTGCGGGCGGGCGAAATCGTTGCGCTTCAATGGGACAAGGTTTTTCTGGACAATACGTCTGACAGCGGAAAGCCGCAGGCCTACGTGCAGGTAGACCGTGCGCGGAAAAAGGACGGCACCATCGGCAGTCCAAAAACTGAGAATGGCATCCGGGCAGTTTATCTATCACAAGATTTAGCGGGTAAGCTGCGCGAGTGGAAATTTGCGCAGCCGATCAAGCAGCGCCATAAAAACTTTGTTTTTCCAAATGCAGAGGGCAATGCCGCTGATAGCGGAAAATGGCGAAAAAGTGGCCTCTATCCAGCAATTGAGCGCGTAAACGCAAAACGGAGAGCAGAGGGTCGCCCAGAATTGCCAAAACACAGCTGGAAGGCAATGCGAAATTATTTTGCCAGCATCGTCCTCTACCAGCTGCGTCTGCACGATGATGAGGTCACTAGTCTGATGGGCCACCACAGCGTTGAGTTCACTCGCCAGCAATACGCTTACTTGGACCCAAGCGTAAAAGATAATCAAATAGGGGAGAATTTAGGAAAAATTCAGCGTGGGGCAGCGTGATGACAAAAAACAATATGATGAAGCCAAGCCCCAAGTGTGCTGAAGTCTCTGCCAAGGAGAAGGTGATGACCGACAAAATCGTCAATCTTACGAAAAACAATCCACAGCGACCGTCAAAATTAGACATTCAAGATGTCAAAAATGTACATGACGAAGGTGCAATTTTGACACCATTTGACAGGGCGGAAACGCGCAAAAATCGGCTGATTGCCCGTGCCGCAAATAAAACGCAATGCATTCATAATTGGCTCCGCGCGCACGAGCAGGTGATGTCGTTCCGCCGGGACCATGAGCAAAATCGAGCGCACTCTGATTCGCCGGAGTTGCAATTTTGGTACGCGACACCTAACCGGATCGTGGTCGGGCTGTCGTTGGTCTACAATGTGCTGGAGGACCGAAAAACCACCCAAGCTGGGATCATGCATTCGACCGGAATGGCGCGGGGGACTGTTGGAAAAATTCTCTCCGCAGCGGTGGCGGCAGGTATGTGCGATGAAAATCTTATTCCGTCAATCGGGACACAAAAAGTCATTGGCGATCAAATTTGGGCGCTTCTCAACAAAGAGGAATTTACGAGATTTGGTGCGTCTCTTGCCATGAAAGCTGGTTTTTCGTCTATCCCGATTGAGGGCTAAAATCGGTACATTTTTGTACATGGGCGATGTACAAAATTGTACATAGGCCATGTACAATTTTGACAGCTATCCAGCCTCTTTCGTTGGCGCAACACTAAGCGCTCAACGAGAGAGGTGTTTCTGTGATTTACCGAATAATTTTTGATGAAGAGACTGACAGCTATGATCTGCTGCTCGATGTAGACGAGAACCTAAAAGGTGACGGCGGACACCTCAGTTTCAATTTCCCAACCCAAGTTGAGGCGCAGAGGTTTAAGACGACCCTCGCGGGGGTCTTGTCAGAGCAACATCCTGAAAAGATTGTCCAGACTTCTTGATTGCCGCTGCAAATTTTTCATTTTGCTTTTCTAAATCCGCCTGATGCTCTTGCAGCGCGACACTGTTGGCGCTCACAAACGGCTTATTTTTCTTTTTAGAAATTACTTTTTTTAAGATTTGATCTTCAGCCCATTGGGCAGCAAAACATTCGTCATGCCATGTTTTGTCGCTAATTTTCCGACATCGCGGACAGGTAAAAATTAAAACCACAGGCTGCGCATTGCTTTCAGCGTGGCTGCATTTATGTGGACCGCCAGATATCGCGGGTTTTTCATTGGCGGATACAAATTTACAGGCGGCGCTGGGGTCAAAATCTTACGCAAAAATCTAAACATCTGACACCTCCCAGCCCAACGCCGTGTAACCCGCCTTGTCCACCCAACTGTCACGATGACCTGGCGTTTCTATAAGGCGTGCGCTCTTAACCCAATCCATCGCCAAAGCGACTTGGGCGAGGGTCACTTGTGTTCCGAAAATCTCAGACCACCCGACAGCAATCCGGCGAAAATTGTCTTTCGCATTGCCGTATTCTTTATGTCGTGAGCCGCTGATTAGCTCGCGTGCTTCGTCGAGAATTTCTTCTCGTTCCATGCGGCCCCCTGATGAACATTTAGAACAGGACATTAATGATCCGTTTTCGAAGCGGACAAAATGGTTTCCCTGGCAAACTGGACAGGTCATGTTTCACCTATGTAGACAGATGCAGCCATCACCCGCTGTGTGCGACCTGTGTCGCCCTTGCGCCTTTCCCCGGTGAGAAAAATGTGGCCTTTGTTCAAAAGTGAAGAATAACGAGCGGTAACGCTGGAATAGGCCAAGTGCGGAAGGCGGCGGCGTACTTCGTCTGAATGCAAACCTTGCCGACCGCTATCTCTTATTGCTCGATAGACCAGTTGCTCAAGCACAGTAACGTTAATTGAGAGCGCGGCGTCCGCGCTGGTGTTACTCACCGTCAATCCCCTTCCACTTATTAATCAAAGTGCGGGGCAAAAAGTAGTTGCGGCCATCGCGCAAGCAATCAATCTCATTTGCAGCGATTAGATTTAACACGCGCTTGCGCAGCGAGAGGTTGTAGCTGCCGAACAGCTCTTCGGTAGCTTCGCGAATGGTCAGTAACGCAGGTTCCCGGCTCACAGCAGCCACCCTTGCGCTGCCGAACAACGATGTGAGTGTACGCAAGCGGAATTGAGACCAACAAAAATTACCGATAGTGATGTTGAGAGGCCAAGAGCCTGAATAGCATAATGTGACATAATCAGAGTTACCTTTTCCCTTTGTGAAGGGCAAAAGATAATCCGAAAAGTTACATTATGTCACTATTTAATTTTATTATGCGCGAATCATTTTTAGATAAGCCTGTAAATCCGCGAGCAGCTTATGCGGCATCGAGACCAGTTCGGCCTCAGTGATGCCAATGGCATGACCCGCCGAGGTTGCGCCGGTTGGCTGACCAACATCTGCACCCAAGACTTCTTCAACTGTGCAATTTAGGGCTGCGGCAATGCGCTCAGCCAGGCTCAGACGGGGCTGTAGCTCCTGGCGCGTGTATCTACGCAACGCAGACGGGGCCATGTTGATGGCCTCTGCTAACTCGCGCACGTTCATGTCGTGTTCGGCGCACAGTATTTTTATGCGATTTTTTTCTGCCATGAGAAAAAAACTTTCGGGACAATGGAATACAATACCCAAACGTTACCCCACATGACACGTTGTGTCACTAGCCACGATTTGACAAAAGTTACGTTTAGTAACTAAGTGTCACCTATGAATTTGCGCGAATGGCTGACCGACCAAGAAATTACGTTTACCAAATTTGCCGAACTGGTTGGCTGCACCCGCCCAGCCGTTAGTTGGTGGGCAATGGGCAGATCAAGACCTTCGCCGCTTTTTGTTGATGAAATCAAAAAACTCACGCGCGGCCAGGTTACGGCGGAAGATCATCAACGTGTCTATCTAGAGGCACGGCGATGAACATTTTGATGCTGCCATATCCGCCAAGCGTCAATCGCCTATGGCGATTTGCAGGCGGACGCATGTACCGGTCAAAAGTTTACAACGACTGGGCAGTAGAGGCAGAGCGCCACATTGTTCAGCAGCCGCGTGTGCCGATGTTTACCGCACCCGTTTTTTTAGAGTTGGCAGTTGGCCGACCCGACAAGCGTCGTCGCGACCTGGACAATGTAAACAAAGCCATTCTTGACATTTTGCAACACCTCGAAGTTTTGGAGGATGACAGTCTCGTTCACCATCTCTGCACTTTTTGGGATGCCGAAACAGTCGGCGTGCGCGCAATCATTCGACCGATTGAGCGCAAAGATGTTTGACCTGATCACTTCGCAATCGCAAGCAAATGAGTGCAGCGACATTGTGCGCAAGTGTGAGATTGCCATTGAGCTGCTCCGCCGAACACGCGATGCGACCGAAGACCTCACTGAAATTGACGACGACCTTCGTGTGCTGCTGCTGCGGACATTGGATGATGCGCTTGAAGATTACGTAGGCGACATCTGCGGCACGGTTGACGAGCTAGCTGACCTTATTGACGAGTGGGAGGAGACACGATGACCAGCAATCTCAAACGCTTTGGCCTCAAACATCTGTCGCATTCAAATCTGGACTTAGCCCGGAACGACTTGGGCCTTTGGGTGATGCGCTATTTGTACAAGGTATATGACCCGGCCAACGCTGCAATGGCACGCGGGAACGCAGCCGAGCATGGGTGCTATGTCGCGCTAACCGGCGGTGAGTTTGATGATCCAGTTGATGCGGCTGTTAAAGACTTCAACAAACGCACCGCGCTCGGGGTGAATGGCGAAGCCCGTGACCGCGAGCGGAAGAACATCCCCGGTTTCATTGAACAGTTCATTGAAGCGATAGGCGAAGACAAGCCAGAGGTCGTTGATTATCAGCGGCGCATTGAAGTTGAAATTGACGGGATTGATATTCCCTGCATGGGCTTCACCGATTTTGGTTTTGAAGATGCAATCGTTGATCTCAAAACAACGAACCGTATGCCTTCGGCAATCAGTGCGTCCCATCGCAGACAAGGTTCGATCTATCAACGAGCTGCGGGCAATCGCAGCGTAGATTTTCTCTACGTCTCAGCAAAAAAATGGGCGCGATATGAGCTAACCGACAGCGACCAGGATTGGCGCGAGGTTTGCGAAACAGCGCACCGGCTCGACAGGCTACTTGGCAAATTCGAGACAAAAGAAGAAGTGGCAGAAGTCGTGATGCCCAACTTCGACACCTTTTACTGGTCATCCCCAGCAACAAGAGAAAAAGCCCGAGAAATCTTCGGCTTCTAGCGCCTACGGCACCGCGCTTTCAAAGACGTGCCTCAACATGGAGAAATATTATGCCCTTAAATTTAGACAGCCCAGGTGACGGCAGCGGTGGTGGTGAGTTTTACGACAAGCTGCGTTTCAATGCGCAAGGCGGCGTTTGGTTTTTAAAACAGAACGACCAAGAGAAGCGGTTCAGTTCAGGCTTCAAAGCTGTGATGGACATGGAAAATCTACAGACAGGATGGGCGCGATTTAACGGCAGTTTCGTTGATTTCATCGGTGATCCGTCGCTTGATACTCCCGCCCCGATGCCTGCTAACGACAGCGAGGACGACAAATGGAAACGTGCGTTTAAATTGCTGGCCTATAGCAAGGATGCGTTTGGCGGGACGGTTGAGTTCATGCACCAGGCGCGCACGGTGACGGGTGCATTTAACGAATTGTATTCGGCCTATGAAGCCAAAAGCGGCGGCGGGAAGTTGCCGGTCGTTGTGGTTGACGGCGATCCTGTGAAGGTGGGCGACTACTACGCGCCATCTTGGAAAATAGACAAAATGGTTGCGCGACCCGACGCGCTTGGCAGTCAGCCCGAAGCAGCGCCAGCAGTTGCTGCCGCACCTGCTGCTGCTGCTGTTGATGACGAAGAGTTTTGAGCGTGACCGGACATGATCTGCCCTGACTGCAATCAGCTCAAGCACGAAGGCGACTGCGCTTCGCTGCGACGGGTGGGGCGAGCTGGAAGAGGACGAGTTAGCGGTGAGGTTACGATGCTTGAAGTTCTGAGTTTGGGTGCAGGCGTACAGTCGTCTGTCATGGCGCTAATGGCCGCGCGCGGTGAACTTTCGCCGATGCCCGATTGCGCGATTTTTGCCGACACGCAGTTTGAGCCTGCCGCTGTTTATACGCACCTCGATTGGCTTGAAGCGCAGCTTCCGTTTCCTGTGCATCGGGTGACGGCTGGAGATATTCGCGAACATCACGTTCGGGGTCATGGGACACGGAGCAAAAATAAATTTGCAACGATTCCATTTTTCACCACAGGGGGGGGCATGGGTCGACGACAATGCACCTCTAACTATAAAATTGATCCTATCCGCAAAAAGCTGCGCGAATTGCTTGGGCTGAAATATCGCCAACGCGCACCAAAAGAAATTGCAGTAAGGCAATGGCTGGGCATTAGCACAGACGAGGCCGCGCGCATGAAACCTTCGCGCGATGCGTGGGTCGAGAATGTTTGGCCGCTCATTGAAGCGAACATGTCGCGCCAAGATTGTCTGCGATGGTTTGAGAAGGTTCATCCAAATCGCGTGCTAGCAAAATCAGCGTGTGTTGCCTGCCCATTCCACAACGACGCGATGTGGCGAGACATGAAGCTCAACGACGCTACGTCGTTTGAGCAGGCGGTGGAGTTTGACCACGCGATCCGCAACAGCGGCACAAGCGCAAAGCAGTACGTTCACCGCTCCTGTCAGCCGCTTGACGAGGTGGACTTCCGCAACCTCGAAGACATGGGGCAGCTCAATTTCTTCAACGAGGAGTGTGAGGGGATGTGCGGCGTATGACAGCGCGTGCGGTGACGAAGAGTTTTGAGCGTGACCGGGGGGGCTTTGCTCCCCCGCTGCGCGTTCTTGATTTATTCAGCGGGATCGGTGGATTTAGTTATGGACTTGAACGAGCCGGACCTTTTCGGACAGTTGCCTTCTGTGAACAAGACGCCTTCTGTCAGGCCGTCCTCAGAAAGCATTGGCCCGATGTCCCAATCTACGACGATGTCAGGGCGCTCAACTTCGGGGGGGAAGTTGATGTCATCACAGGCGGCTACCCATGCCAACCCTTCTCCGTTGCCGGGAAGCAAAAAGGCGCAGCGGATGACCGCCACCTCTGGCCGTCAATGTTTGAAATTATTAAGCACAAAAGACCTCGCTGGGTCGTGGCTGAAAACGTTGCTGGTCACATCGCAATGGGCCTCGACGAGGTGCTGTTTGACTTGGAAGGTGAAGGCTACACCGCGAGGCCGATTGTTATTCCAGCTTGCGCCG